TGGCCAGCAAACTTGTGATAGTAGTTTGCGCTGCATCAAGGGCAAAGTCTATCGTATTGTCAGCATCCTGATAAGTCACCGCAATACCTGTTTCAGTATTACTACCGACCATTGCACCGACTGTATCGGAAATGAACTCATTTAGAGCAGTACCGTTGACAGTGATTGCATCTGCTTCTAGTGTCCCATCAACATCTACGTCACCAGAGAAATCACCTGTTGCTGCGTCAAGTTCACCACTTACGGTAAAGTTTCTTATTCCTGTATAATCTTTGTTGGAGTCTAGTATGACCGCCTTACTAGCAATAGCAGTACCAACGGCAGTCGCACCCAAGTCCAGTGCATTAATCTCGCCAACTACAACAGTCGCACCGTCCAGAATATTAAGCTCTTCTGGTGTGGATGTAATTGCAGTGGTTGTGACCGCCGCAAGAAGAGGAATGTAACCACTCTGGTTAAGCAATCTCTGTGTACGGTCAGCAGTCGGGTCGATAATCGTAAGAGTTGTTTCGTGGTCATCAGCAGTTGCACCTTCAAATATAACTGCATTCTCTGCATTCATAGTTACAGTATCAACTTGAGTAGTTGTTCCTGCTACAACAAGATTTGGAACAAGTAGAGTTCCTGTACTTGGGTTGTAACGCAATGCACCTGTATCATCCAACAATGAATTCGACTCATCGTGGAAGGTCACGGGGAAGTTTGTATTCGCAGTGCTATCGGTGACCGTAACTTTTGCTGCGGTTCCAGTTGTATCTTGGTTAAGTGTTCCCACCACAAGATCAATAGTGCCGTCAGCATCCTGATATGTTACAGTGATACCCGTTTCAGTGTTAGAACCAAACATAGCTCCAACAGTGTCTTGTACTACTTCGGTGAGGTCAATGTTACCAGTGCCGTCAAAGGACACACCATGAATTGTTCTTGCAGTTTCTAAAGCAGTAGCAGTTGCAGCATTTCCAGTTGTGTTCTGATTGAGTGTACCAATAACAAGGTCTATGGTGCCATCTGCATCCTGATATGTTGCAGTAATACCTGTTTCAGTGTTAGAACTAAACATAGCTCCAACAGTATCTTGTACAACTTCAGTAAGGTCAATGTTAGCAGTGCCATCGAATGATACACCATGAATAGTTCTAGCAGTTTCCAGTGCAGTAGCAGTTGCAGAAAGTGCAACGGCAATATTTGCAGTACCATCAAACGAAGTTCCACCAATAGTTCTTGCTGTTTCTAGTGCAGTAGCAGTTGCAGCATTTCCAGTAGTATCTTGATTGAGTGTTCCAATAACAAGGTCTATGGTGCCATCTGAATCTTGATACGTTGCAGTAATGTTTGTCTCTGTATTACTAGAGAACATTGCACCAACGGTATCTTGTACAACTTCAGTTAGGTCAATGTTTGCAGTACCGTCAAAGGATACACCATGAATAGTTCTGGCTGTTTCTAGTGCAGTTGCAGTTGCTGCGTTACCAGTTGTATCTTGGTTTAGGGTTCCAACTGCAAGATCAATCGTACCGTCAGCGTCCTGATAGGTTACTGTAATACCAGTTTCAGTATTACTAGAGAACATTGCACCAACGGTATCTTGAACTACTTCTGTTAAATCAATATTAGCAGTACCATCAAATGACACACCGTGAATAGTTCTAGCCGTTTCAAGAGCAGTTGCAGTACCCGCATTTCCTGATATAGAAGATATTCCCGAAAGATCAACAACAAAATCTAATGTATTATCAGAGTCGTCATATGTTACAGTAATATTTGTTTCTGTATTAGAGGCAACCATTGCGCCGACTGTATCGGCAATGGTTTCAGCAAGTGTAACCCCAGCAATTGTAAGTGCATCTGTTTCAAGTGTGCCGTCTATGTCAACATCACCAGATATATCTAGATTTGCCATAGTGGCAGTTCCAGTTATGGTCGGTGACACTAAAGTTATCACTGATGAAGTTGCACTGATACCACTTGATAATGATGAGCCATCACCAAGTAGATTATAAATTTCTACAAAATTGTCATTGATTTTATCTGCGGCGACGGGAAGTGTATCGCCAGTGCCGTCATTAACAACAGTGCCGAAATTAAGTGCTTGGTATGACATCTACATTATTCTCCATTAAATATATTTATAATATATTCGTCGTTCGTTTTGCTACACATCACCAAGCACAATTATTTGTTTTTTATCAACTCCTGCAATAAATGTTTAATTTCATGCATCTCGCACTTCAGAGTATTAATCTCTCTTGCAGTTTCACGCATCACATCTCTTTGACGTTGCGCTTCCTCAGCACGACGCTTTGCTACCTCATAAGCATTCTTATTTGTATTTATGATTGCTTTACTATCGGAATCTCGCACCAAATTGTCATGTCCTTCAACTTTAAGATGATCTGACATATTATGTTGCCAATGCTAATGCTCGTAGATTTCTTACTCTAGGTGGCCTTGCCTGATTTGTTGTTCGCATAACAATCTTAATCTGGAAAGAAATAAACTCATCCAAAGGATTACCAATACCATCATCCGTAACACCAGCAGTATATTCGTGTTCAAGGAATTCATTTCGTATTGCCGGACGAACTTCAACATCTGGTCCACCTGACCCAGCAAGTGTTCCATCATCATTAAAGAACCTGTAATCAATTTCATCAAAAGAAAATGCATCATCCACACGCAAAGTTTTGAACATTACTTTTACATCTGCGGAAGCTTCTCTACTGATATCCAAAAGAATTCTCAAAGAAGTTGCAGGAGTTTCAAGGTTGACTTTTTTAGTCATGTAAATCGCAGAATGATTATCACCTTCTGGTTCCGTCATTGGTTTATATATTGTCGTTGGATAAACATCAGCTGAAGAATCAATTTTATCAACCACGTTTGCAACAGCAATCACAGACATCCTTTGTGTGTCAATCACAGGAGATACCGTTTCTAACTCAGAAGATAGGGTTATAGGAACACTCAAAGATTTTACACCGCCCATTTCATTTGTCTCATTAATTGAAGACGCAATCAAGTTGGTTGATGGAAAATAATAGTTGTCATTAAGTGGAAGAGCTCTGGTAGTTGTTGATTTAGCAAAAGACTGTTCTGATCCACTTATACTTGTTCCACTTGTTGTAATAAAACCACCAGTAATAGAAGTTCTGGATGGAACTAAACTACCCATAATTGTAGTTGCAACATCATACTGAGCATTTTCTGTTGCAGTACAAACACTTCCACCAAATGTAGAAGTACTACCAGAACCATCAACTACAGGAGTGGTTGCAAGAGTAATCGTGTAGCTATCTGCACTAATATTGGCAATTGCCGTGTGTGTTTTATTAATATCAAACAAAGGAACTTTATGAATTTGATACAATTCTACAGTTGCGCCATTCGCATGAGTTGTAGCAGTTGTGCTGTTCGCGCCGCGAGTTGCACTTGTAATACCAGTTCCAGAAATAGTAGTATAACTGATAATCTCATCGTCAATCTTAATGTAATACACATTAGACGCATCTCTGGAATACTTACCGCTTGTATCATCAAAGTTTGTTCCACTCGTAAGAGTAATAGAAGTTGCGGTTGCACTGAGCGCACCATTCAGTGTAGTTGACGCTCCAGACTTAACTCCATCAATAATGACGTTATTGGACGTAGAATACATACCATGTGTTTTATGATTAATTTTTAGAGCTGTGTTACTATCTGTCATCTCTAATGGATTGTTTGTAAGAGTCTTGGCGGGTAACGATTGATTCTGCAAAGTAACCAAACCAGCAGCAGATGTATCAAAACTAGCACGTCTTACAGTAAACTTCAAATCTTGAGTCTGTGATGCTGACCAAGATGAATTATTCGCACTTTTAAAGAGTACACCGACATGAGGTTGATCTGTAATTTCATTTCCATTAGCGTCTGTCGTACCAAGGTCAGAAATCCAAACTTTATAATCAGGAACGTCTGTTCTTACAACAACACAATACTCTGTACCACCCTTAACATAAACGGGAGAATCAAACGTAAATGTTGTTGCAACAGAACCGTCATTAGATAATAAAACCTCATCTGATTGTAACAACTTACGACCAAAAGGTAGAATTTTTGGGCCCGGAACTCCATTAATCACATTACGAATTTCTATCCAAGTTGGGTAAACAGAGTCTTTTGCAAAATAATAGATGTCAACAGATGTTAAGAAGAAATCAGTTTCATCTTTTGAAGATTGTTTGGTATCAAAGATCATAAATGTTTGTGCAAGTGGATCGCCGCTGTCATTGCCGTCTTGGGCGTCATCAAAGAACTGCACGAGCTCTGTCAAATTTTCTGTTGATTCATTCAATTCAGTAGTTCTAACAATAGCATTTCTTGTGGAAATAATAGTTTCCTGTTGAGTATCCAAAATACCTTTAGCAGAATATAATGCTTCAGCATAAGTTTCTCTTGCAACAACTTCACTTGCGCCATCACCAACTTGTCTATTGTTTGGATCAGCTGTTATTACAAATTCAATATCACCTGTTGGGAATTGTGGATTACCAGAAACCTTTGGGTCAGGGATACTGAAAACACCTCGACAGTCACCTCGGCCGTCAGAGATTAGTGTACTACCAGCAACAGGAGTATCAAGATCAGAGAAACTTCCAAATGTTGTTCCAAATGCACCTGATGCATCAGGCGTAACATATGTGTTAACAACCTTTCCACCAAAATAAATATAAAGTTTGGTAAAAGGTTTTAGACTATTTGCAGTAAAGGTTATATCTTTTGCCCGTGTAAATGGAATCAAAGTCTTAGAAACAGACCTAAAACCTTGACTCTCAAGTTCAAACTCTTCTTCAACCTCTGTAAAAGTACCAGTTCTAGATTGTCGGACAGCATTGAATTGACGCTGCCGGCGGAAAAACGCCTCTTGCACCTGATCCCCGTCGGACACCAAAGCGCCCGTACGGGTGACAACTCCCGCCCAAGTTGTCTGCCATGCGTTCCACACAGTACCAATACTGTTACCAAGAGAAGCAACGACCGCATCAAAGTTGCCCTCACGATTAATAATTAATTGTGGAGCAATTTCTTGTTCAAACCAGTTGTCCTGTGTGGGATCAATCGATAGAACACCTTCCCATCTTGCAGTTAGAAATGGTGCAACGCGCTCAACTGTACTAGCAAATGGTTGTTCTGTTGCAACAACTTCTGTATATGGTAGGGTAATGAGATCACCCGTCTTTTGATAACCAGCACCAGTTCTTGCATCGTCAGAAGTTACACTTTCCTCAAGGTCTACAGGTTTAGAGATATGAGTAGGCCGAAGAATACCTTGTTCAAAGTCCATAGAATTTTTATAGTCTCTGGCAAACGCATCACCAACTCTATGTCCTCTAAAGTTATCAACTACAAATCCAGACTTAAATCTATTCAATCCATTAGCATCGGTTACTTCAAATTCTGCTGCATTTTTTTCTAAGAGATTAAGAGTGGTAAGTTTTTCAACATTTTTAAGACGTTCATTGATTGAACCAATATCTTTCATGGTAAATCTTTGATTCTTAACTCTAGTAACTTGGACATCAGAAGGTTTAAATGTAAATGGTGGTAAGTCAATATGTGCAAGGATCATAACATTATCTGGAAGGTCCGGCCGCGTTGGAGTCTCAGATGAAGCTCCATCAAACACGGTTATTACACCTCTATTGTCCATCACAACACTTGATTTTCTCGCAAGATAAAATTCTAAATCAGACTGAATAAATGATCCCGGCTTGCAAACATCAACTGTTGATGCACCAGTACCGTCATATTGACGAGAGAAGAAATCAAAGGAGTTTCCTGTGATTTCATCAACAGTTTCTAGTGTAGATGATGCACCGGCAATGTCTTCAACCTTTGGTCTAAAGTCAGCAGTTTCTCGTAAATCAAATTCACCAGCTGGTGCAGGAGAATCAGGATCAACTTTATTTGCAATATATACTGGAATGTCATCATAACCCATTTGACCAGAAACATCAACATAAGAATCAACAGTAAATAGGTCACCAGTACCATGTTCAAAATAATCATATATAATAAGAAGTCTTCCAGTAGGTGCGGGTGCTGACCCTTTTCGCACAATACGAGAAATGTCATAGAAGTTATCTCTTTGACCATCATCAAAGAAAAATTTGTCTCTAATATCTATGCTACCTTCAGTAAGAGTACCGACAGTGGCCGTTGCACTAGAATGATTTCCTGTAATTGTTTCGCCTGATGTAAAACCAATATTAGTAGTTTGTACATAACTCATTGGTGAAGAGATATCGATAATTCTTGCCCTAGCACCACTGGTTCCACCTACAATTTCCTCACCACGATCAAATGTACCAACTGCATTAGTGAGTGTCATTTCTGGGGCAATGGCATCCGTACTTGCTTCTTCTGAGTCAAATATTGCAACTACATTAAATACATCTGCGCGACCTAGAGAGATCGTTGTATCAGTGGGTCGAGTTCCAAATGCATCTGTTGTTCCAGAAATAACTTTCACTTGTTTCATCAAATTTGTTGTTTTAGATTTTTGAATAACGGAGGTTTTAAGAAGTGTCGCAGTGAGTTTTATCTTTGCAGAACTTCCCAAAATTGTGTTGTCTGTCACCGTAAGAGATGTTGATCCTGTACCTGACAATTTGCCGTCAAGAGTAACAACATCACCTTGAGCACCAGTGCCACCACCAGCAGTGAGAATACTCAGTGTGTAATCTTTCTCGGCATGAGATGCAAATGTTTCATTTGTTCCTGCTTGAAATGTTACCACACCAGAGGAGTTTGTCGTTCCAACAAACTGACGGCGAAGAGTGTACTGTGTATCACTTGCGCCATCGTTTGTTGCAGTCAGAAGAGTCTTAACCGTGTTTTTTGGTAATTTAAACAGTGCGCGATTTTTCTCAGCATCAAATAATTTTACTACATCAGTATCAAATCCCTCTTGAATGACTCGGCCCGAGGAAGCTGTTGCCTGTTCTAATTCAATAGAAGAATTAACATCTTCTTCTAATACAATGTCAGCAAAAATGTTTGTTGAAACTGAAGTGACGAAATCAGCAGTAAAATCTTGACCAGAATCCTCATCCTCCATAAAGACTTGTTTAAAGTTACTAACACTAAATGTACTCTTTGCAAGTATTGTAAGGTCTGTATTACCTGAGTTCTCAACAATTGCGCCCGTTTCAGATGAGTCAGATGCGGTAATTTTTTCACCAACTAGAAAATTACCAACAACAGTGGTTAGATTAACACTAGTTGAAGATGTTCCGTCTTTATGCACAAATCCAGTTGCACCAGAGGTTACACCAGTTACCAGAACACCACCATTGGTATGTGTTGCCAGAAGTGTTGGTGATGGAGTATCACTCAAAGTAAGTTTGGTAAAGGGACGAATATCAAACATATATAACTTGTATTGAGCACCAGTTGCATCTGAATTTGAACCAGCATCACCAGAATGATATTCAATTGCTCGCGCACGACCAACACCAATTAGATTTCCGTTTTTAGAACCCCTTGTGGTGTTTGCTGTATCGTAGAATTCAATAGTTTTGAATGCAGTAGATTCACCACTTATATTTGTAATATCAGGTGTTCCAAATACATTCGTAATCAAAGCATAATTACCCATGTCAAAGGTAGAAACTGTGGCATTAAGAGTCTCAAAGTCTCTTGCTTTATTAACATCTTTTATTGAAGTGTTAGTTTTTTCAATTTCAAAACCTTCAATATAAGCTTTACCTCTAGAAACAATAAAGGAAAGTAAAGATTCATTAGCAGTATTATTATCTCTTGTTGTTTCACCAACTGAATAATTTCCCTGAAAATCCTGTCCAGCAACACTGGTATCAACAGATTCTTCAATTCTAAATTGGAATGGTCTAACCGTGTAGCTTCCAGATTCATCATTGGTTCGTCTTGCCATTTCATCTGCAAGAACAGCATATTCGGTCGTTCTACCAATTCTTCGTAGACTACCATTTTCAATACTACCTAACCTGACAAAATCAGTAGTATCTGTTGTTGAGGTTAGTGTAGTTAGTGATAAAGTAATACTTAGACGATGCGCGCCTTTAGCAGCGAAGTTACTAGAGCCTGTTGCATTATCCAGAAGAGATGTTTCATTTTCTGGTGTAACAATAGTTTCTGTTATATTAAAACCAATATCACCAGTATAAAATTCTGAGTAATTATTAAGAACCAACGTCTCTGCGATATTGTTAACAAAGAAACCACGAATATAGTAAACTCCAGATTCAATACGAAGTGCAAGACCCGTTCTTGATGCAGGGCCCTCAGCACTTGCAAGTTGTGCAGCAGTTGCACCATTAGTTTCAGTATATTCAGAAGTGTATGTTGTAACAGATGCTACGTCTGTTGCATACTGTTGTGTTGAATGTGTAATTGTGGTATTCGCACTAATGTTCTCACCATCTGCAAAAACTGTGGTTTCAAAATCAGTACCAGATCGCTCGTAAGAAACATAAAGTAGTGGTTGTTCTGTTGTCGTTGCTGCCTTAAATCCAACAACTTTTGCAGTAACACCCGTTGTTGCGCCGGTGATTGTCACTGGAGTGTCTGCATTATAATACTGTGATGGATCAACTTGTTCAGCATTAAAGGTGCTTGCAAGTTTGAGAGAATAATATTCTTGTAACACATAATTGCCGGGCACAACCTGAGCACCATCACGGAAAATATGACTTCCGTGGGCCTCTATCTGATGTTGCAACGCGCTCTGAAGTTGTGTTAGTTCTCGGGCCTGAACAGCAAAACCCGGCCGAAAGAGAATTTTTTGGTAATTATTCTCTGCATTAAAATCATCAAAGTACGGTGCTGCGTTAAGATTTGTCTTTTGTGCCATATTAGAATTCCACTACAATTTTAATGTCTTCCGTCTGGTCTGTTGCACGGGAGATAGGTGATCTGTTTTCGTTGTAAATAATATTCCCACTGTCTGCTTGAAGTTCTGGATTACAGTAACCGTCAGTAAATGTGATAGTAAACCCGTTCGCAAGTGTTACTGCGCTATCTGCACTTGAGTCTGGTGTTCCTGCTGCACTAGAGGACGCACCCGTAATTGCATTTGCACCAGAGAAAGCAACATAAGCACCAGATGAGTTTGTACCATAATCGGTATATCTTTCCTGTTGATAATACAAAATTGAGTTTGTAGAATCCCACTCAACCACTCTACCAACCGCGCCAGTTGAAGCTTGTGTAATCTTTTCGTCGGCGGTAAATGTACCACTAACACTTGTCAGTTTTGTTGCATAGGTTTGACGAATTGTTGAGTCTGATGCGACTGTTGATGTTCCAAAGGTTGTTGGATCAGTGACAATCGCAATGTTACGGAAATCATTTCCCGTAAGAAGGTCATCACGTTCAGCACCAATGAACAGTGTGTTCAACATCACATAGTGGCCACCAAGTTCGTTGACCGCATTGAAACCGTGGCCGCCCTTTGGACTAATCACAATCTGAATTGCACCACCACTACCATTGTCAATATCACCGCTGTCAATTGCGGTTGTCAATGCTGCATTCTCAAACACGGTGGAGTCTGAAAGTGTAACCGTTCCGTAAGTATAACCAGCGCCGCCCGCATGAACAATAGTATCAGTTCCAGAAGTAAGACCGAAGCTTGCAATTGCACCACTTGAGACTACAAAGGAAATAACCGCACCAGAAGATGTTCCAGCACTTGTTCCATCTCCATTCACTCCGACAAAGTATGTGCCGTCAGTATATCCAGACCCGGCAGTAACAATAACACTTTCAATCTTACCATCAGTTGCAGCTGCACTTACCGTGCTGTCCGTACTGACGGGCACGAAGTCTGTTGTCAAGAACTTTGTTTGTTCTGCTGCGGTAATCGTGTACATATATTTAAGAACATAACCACCTTGTGCAAATAGTGATGTGGACTCTGAAGTTGGTTCAGTACCAGAATATGCAGTTCCACCATTATTATCTAGAATTTTGTATACACGATTTGCAGAGGTACGAAAGAAAAATGTCGCATCGTAAATACTAGATGCGCCAGAGGTAGACAGATTTGAAGAGCTAACATTGTCCTCATACATATCGTAAGTTGTGCTGTTTGCCCAATCACGGCGAGGAACCGCAAAGGCAACATCACTAGATGTGATATTTTTACCTGCAATTGTCTGATCCCAGACATAATATTCATTAGATACGTCATCAGCAGGTGTAGGTGGAGATGCATCTGTACCGCCAGTTGTACCACTAGTAAATGGTGTTGCTTTGCCAATCAACATATAGTATTTGTTTGGCGCAGCTTCAGAAAACGACTCTTGAAACTGTGTCGCATTATGAAGTCTAAATTTTTCTGTTATGATTGCTGTCATTGTTCGATTCCTCTAATCTGTATTAGTATTTATACATCATTACCAACTATGCCTTAGTTATCCTCAAATTATAAGTCGTAATAGTTGCTGCTGATCCGTTAGGAAATTCTTGTGAACGATAGTCATCACCTACCTGTCTTGTTTGATAGTTACCAGAACCGTTCAATCTCGTATCAACCATAGCAGTACCTCTTGTATTACCACCAGATGTTGCCAGTGAATATACAATTTGGTAACCATCACCTGATTCAGAAGCAGTTTCGCGTATCCATTCTAAAAATAATCCTTCTATTACAGCCTCCGTTGTCTGCGCGGTTAGTGTCTGACCGCTATCTGCAATAATCAGTGGGGTGGCCAAACTTCCAAATCCGTCACTCCCCTGATTTCTTCTGTGAAGAAAATAATTTGTAACCGTTGTTGGTTGATCCAATGTCTCTGGAATACCACTAGCCGCATATGCACTTGTATCTGCGCGGGTATCAGTAAATATTGCGTCCGTAGAAATATTAGTATAACCAGTTGCAGCTGTTGCAGAAGTCGTAACAGTAAAAGTTCCAGCAGTCGTATCTGACTCAGATGCGGCAATTAACTTATCAATTGCAGGGTGTAAAAATGTATCCTTAATATCAGCAAGTGACATTGCAATAATTGATTTACTGCTTGAATCAAAATACACGGGCCAAGTCGTTCCCGTATCTGATGTTGGAGAAACACTTGCATAAGTCTGAGCAACGCGATCATATGTTACAGTAACAGTGGCAGGTTCAGCGGTTGTACCTTCTGCAACAAATGCAGATGCATTAGTAGACGCAGCACCAGCTTGTAATCTCGTATCAGACATTGCCTGCAAGTTTTGTGCTGAACCAGTATCAACTGTTAGAGTGACAGACGGACTACCACCATACAAATAACATATATGATCTACCCATGCCGTAACTTCAGCAGTGGACATTTCTTGTAGCGTGTTGGCATCAACGTATTTTAGTGGTGCTCGAACTGTCATTTACCATCTCCCATTATGCACCAGCTGTGTGGAATGTTGCCAGAGTTGTACCACCTGAGTTTTTTATTAGTAGAGTAGATAGAGTTTTCATTTCAGCAGAACCTACGGAATCGTTTGCCATTTTTGCCTGTGTAACTGCGTCATCAGCAATATTAGCAGTCTGTACCCAAACACCAGTGAGAGTTCCACCAGCAGCACTTGTTGCAAGTTTGACAACATTATTATGGTAAAGATCAACTGCGCCATCTTGAACAAATTTAAGACCAATTTCATCAGTTGCTGCGTTTGATATGTAAACAGTGCTACCAGCGACATAGAGATCGCCAGTACCACTATCCATAAGATAACTATGACTACCAGTATGTTTTATTTCTAGATCAGAACTAGCACCCATTAATATCCTAGCACTATCAGGGAAAAGAATGTCATCAGTACCAGTAGGAACTGTAAATACTGTGGCGTCAGCATCGTTCTTTAAAGTTATATCTGATGTGCTGCCTTGTCCTGTTAGGATTAAACCCTCGGCCGATGTGTAACCAATTGCAGCATTATCACCCGCCGCAGTGTCACCAGCTGGTTCTACTGTTCCTGTTGCTGTCACATTACCTGTTACATCTAAACCAGAACTGTCGATATCGACTCGTTTGGTTCCACCAGTGGTGACGTTGACTGTATCAGCAGCACCAAAGTAAATACCTGTATTTGTGTCGCCCGTGTTTGTAATAGATGGTGCTGATACGCTACCGTCTGCGAATGATGCAACACCAGTAATCGATGGGCCCGCGAGAGTAACAACAGAGGCGGTTGCACTAATACCAGAAGTCAGTGCAGAACCCGTACCCAACAGAGTATAGATTTCAACAAAGTTATCATTTACTTTGTCACCACCGATACGAAGAGTATCACCTGTACCGTCGCCTTCGGTAGTTCCTAATCCTATTGATTGATATGCCATTAACCTTGTCCCCTTCTATCGTAATAACCATTTGTGTTCATCGATACGGTGGAGTCAAAGTCCTGACGTATAGCAATCTGACTACTCGTATTCGTAAGAACAATGTGTGTACCACCAGCAAATGTACCGTTGTTATTAGAGGAATTTTCACCGGCATTATTAGCATTTTGGTTAGTTGGAGTAGCATCCGTTACGTCTGGATGTGTAAGTGTGACACGGACTCCAGAATTACTACTAGCAACTTGACCAACCAAACCAAGAATTGCTCTAGTCTGAACCCCTAGAGGGGTTGATACTGCTTGTGTAACTCTTGATGTTCCAATAGCTGTAGCATTGATATTTACAATCTGTGCCTTAAAGATAAATTCATCTCCATCTTGAATAAAGTTTAAAATATTTGACGAACCATCTGTCAGAACTGCTCCAATACGTCTAAATGCAGAAGCACTATTATTTGCAACTAGATTTGCAGCAGTTACACTCGTATCAAAACCAATATCAACACTACCACTAACAACAATTGCATGAACGTGATACCATGTGTTAGTTGCAATACTAACACCTGATGCCAAACCACCATTACCTGATCCTGATGACCAAGTTGCATCAATCCTTTTAGTCATCGCACTGGCCAATACGATATCAACGGCATTTGCATTATCTCTTACTTCGCCTACTGCAACAGTAATATCATGAGCGGTATCAGTTGCGTTTGATAATCCCATACCCGATAGATAACCTCTAGGTAATCCAGCATCAATATAAGTGGCAATTCTTGATGCAGCAACTTTTCTATTTGTACCGCCAGCGCCATCGTCAATGATGAACAAGTCTGCATCAGCAATCGCAGCACCAATATCTGTTGCACCATCGATGTCTAGGTCTGCAAGTGGAATGGAACCATCAGGAAATACTGGAGCTTGAGAGAATGTCACAACACCATTGGATGCAATTGCCATAGAATCTGTATCACCAACAGAACCGATATTACCATCATTAGGAATAACGATGTTGCCACCTGTGGTCATCGTTCCACTAACATCAAGATTAGCATTTACGTCCACAAGAGTTGCATTCAGTTCAATCTCATCGGTTGCGTTAATATCTAGAACCGTTGCACTAGGTGCGTTGATAAATTGACTTGCATCATTAAACTGAAGTGCCATAGTGCTGTTAAGCAATAGTCCAGTGTCAGCAACATGAGTTAAAGTCACATCATCATCTGCACCAAACTTTAACACTGCGGCGTCATGTTGTAGTTCCAAATCTGCTTGAAGAGTAACATCACCACTAACATCTAAAGTTCCATTTAAATCAACTGCTGTAGCATTTAATTCAATTTCATCAGTGGCATTAATATCTAGAACCGTAGCACTAGGTGCATTGATAAACTGTGATGCATCATTAAACTGAAGTGCCATAGTACTATTAAGTAAAAGACCAGTATCAGCAACGTGTGTCAACGTAACATCTTGATCATTACCAAACTGAACTGTAGAACCATCTGCAAGAAAAATATCAGAAAACTCTTTCGTTGCACTACCAATGGTCGCACCATCAGCTGATGCTGGTAAAATACTTGTGGTTATCTGTGGACTTGTTAGTGATTTATTTGTAAGGGTCTGAGTTGCAGTATTAAGTGTTACCGTATCAGAAGTTAAAGAACTACCGTCACCAACTAGAGTATAAATCTCAGTGAAGTTAGCATTTATTTTTGCACCTGTTGCTCTTAAAGAATCACCTGTACCATCATTCGCTGATCCGCCGAGTCCTATTACTGATTTTGACATAGATTTCTTCCTTTATTCTATTTATATCTTTTATATATCAAAAGTTTCGCCACCATCAAAAGTTAAACTATTAGATGCAAAAGTTAAATCTGTTGAGAATGGTGGATTTAATACAGATTGGATATACAAATCAGTTTCAGTTCCATCCTCAAGAATGATTTGATCATTCTCATCTGCCGCAGTATTGAACACTATGAAATCATAATCGTCTTCAGCAGTTAATTTACCAGTTTGATTAACAAATATATCGGATGGTGTATTGAACGGATCAAGTATGGTGTTACCAGATACACCAAATGGAGGCATACCAGTGTTTAATGAATCTTCTAGTGCAATAAACGTCCTTTCAAGTTGTATTTTTTGACCAACACCAAATCCAGTAGAGTCTTCCAACAGAAGATCATCACCAAATGTTGTTGCAACAGTTGTTCCATCTTCCAGTTTAAATGTTCCAATCTCTTGGCCCTCAAGTATGATGGTGTCATCAATAAGACCATCATTCTCATTTGGAAAGAATACCAAAGAATCTCTACTAAAGTTATTACTAGAATATCCTAGAGATGTGTAAGTGGTGCTAGTTACACTCTGATTTAGATTAAAATCTACCGCGGCTTCTAATAAAATATGATCGCCTAAATCTGTTCCGTCACCAGCAGTTTGAGTAAGTAACAAACGACTACCTCTTTGAGCACTTCCAACTTCCAGTTCAATACCATCGCCTGTAATACCCTCAACAGTTTTTGTTGCAAGGAATTCAAGACCATTGGGTGTTGCAACATTAACGCTTGCAGTTACCTTGGTTGTAATATTCTGTCGTAAGAATACATCTACATTTAAGTCAGCATTTCCATCATAAACAAAAGCTTCACCTTCTGTTTCATCCAGAAGATTATCAACCACACTTGTGTCTTCTCCAAGTATGAAAGAGATACCATCACGCAAATCATCTTCAAGACCAATT